CTTCGAGTAGAGCGTTTAGATCAGGTGAATACTGTTTTGTACCTGCTAAAGTTCCAGCCTTTGCTTTGGTATTCCAATTTGAAAGAGTTTGCATTGAAATGCTAAGTTGTCTGGCTGTTTCCGAGACATTGCCTTGATTGGCTTCAATTAATTTGATGGCTTCAGCTTTAAATTCTGTGGTGTAAGTCTTGTGTTTCTTGCTCATGGTAAACTCCTGATGAGTGTGTTTAGTTTACCAAGTTAAAACCTCCTGTTTTTTCAGCACACATCAGTACAGCATCTTCAGGATGTTATTGAATTATCTTTAAAAGCTTTTAAAGGAGATAATTTTTATTTTTCAGACCAAATTCGTTTGATAGATAAAGGCTTAGCTAAGGGCCTTAATGAAGAAAAGATTCTGGAAAGATTGTACACTCGTGTTGTTACTTTAGGCAAAACTCATGCATCAAAGAGTAAAGTGAAGAATGATTTTAAGTACATTAAAAATGAGCCATTCTTAAAACGTGCTACAACTAACCTCAGACAAAAAATTAAAAGTAAAAATGAATATAAGCATTTATTAGATCTATTCCCTGAAGATAGTTATTTAAGAAAAAATAATAGTGATTTGTATGTGCCTATGCGAAGTTCTTCTAATTACGGAAGTTTTGTTTCTGTCGTCACAAACAATGTAGATACCATCAATACAAATTACTTGATGTTGGCAACAGATCTTTTAACAGCATCTCAATTAGATCAAAAAGGCGCAAACTTTTTTGTTTTAAGACCTTCTGCAGAAGAGTTGAAGAAGTTAGATGAGGAAAAGGTTGATGAAATTGGAGAGACCTTAGATAAATTAGATTTCAAATTTAAAGGCTATAAGTTTAATATTGAAAGTGCAGATTCTGAAGAAGAGTTGAATGACAAAATGTTATTTTGGCTAGGTGAAGAAGCTGCATGATTTTTGAAATTAACCTTTTAACACAGCTTAAAAGGTTAACTAAAAATAATATAGAAAACAGATCAAGCAATATAGAAGTTTGGTAGGAAACTTTTAAGACAAGGTATTTACCGTAAAATAATAAAGCCCCATTGAAGGGGCTTGGCGTTATGCGACAAGATATAAGAACATGGAACTACTTAAAATAATGCCCATGATCATGCCGATTAAGATCGGGTATAGCTGCATTTATTACTCCCGTATGGATTTGCTGATTTAACTTGAGTTGGCTTTTGTTTTGGAGATTTTCTTCCTTATAAAAAGCCTTCATCTCATGGATGTACCGAGTAAATTGATAATCCAGAATCATCCAAAAAATAATGAGGGCTAAAACAAGAATAACGATGAAAAAGATTAGGAAATTTGTCATTTAAAAGTACCTTTTTGAAAGTTTTTCTTGTGTATTTTTACATTCAACACAAAGGGTTACAGAACCATAGCGCTGGCGCTCAACAGGAATATCATTTCCGCATTCTTCACATTCAGTTAGGGAAGGGCGGCTAAAGTCTTTAAGTTGAATTTGGACCTGTTTAAGTTGTAGTTCTTGAGCAATATCAATTTTGTCTGTCATGCGTGCTCCATTTTCCAAGTACGGTCTGGAGTAGGTAGGTTAATTTCAGGATTAGGATGAGCTGGAGGGGAAAGCTGGATCTTTAATTCAAAGAATCCTTGAGCAGTAAAACCACACTCTAAGTTTTGACACTGTCCCTGAAATGAACGGAGTAAAGGATTAAGTTCAGTACTTGAACGGATTGAAAAAGGTTCACCGCAGTGAGGGCATTTATAACGGGATCTTGGTCGAGCCATTTCGTTACCTGTAGGTTTAATTATTTACGATTTTATAACAAAATCACTATAAATGGTGATTTATAATAATTTGTATCGAAAATTGATTACCCTTTTGTCCTTGCTTTCCCCAAAGCAAGGATTTTTTTTATTTGCCCTTTTTAGCTTTATCTATTCGGGCTTGTTCTCTTTTTAAGGCAATAATCGCTGTCTTTTTTGTTTTATAAATTTTAATGAGTTTTAAAGGATTGCTTTGATCACCCGAAGTAAGCTTCTGGTCTTTTCCATTGTCACGATAAAAAACGATTACTCCGGTGTAGTCGGCATAGTTGCGACCGGTCCGTTTTTTGTTTTGTTTTTTTAATTCTTTATCTCCATCTTTATCAGGCTCAAAAAGAGTTGAAACATCATCTGTATTCGGCAGTTGTAACTCTAATTCGACACTTGTAGTAAATCCGCTATCCGTTAAATTATGAGTAACGTTCGTGCCGAGCCATACGATGTCATCAATTTGTGGTTTTAAACCGGTAAAAACAAACTCTTGTTCCGGGATAAGTTCCGGTTGGCCAAAGGCAAAGGTATATGACAATTTCTGAGATGTACGTTTGCAACGGTTGAATTCAGCTTGTGCCGCTAATTCAGCCGTTTTTTTATCACGGTGAACGTAGCGGATCTCTTTTAAATTGTCTTCATTGTCACCAATGACTACATACAGCTTTTTAGATTTACTTGAATCGTAATAGTAGGCTTTAACGCCTGTAATTCGGTCAGTACCGGTACCAGTCGTGTAATTGTGGCCATCACCATCAGATCTAAAAATTTGGACGGTAGGAAGGGGTAATCCGGAAGCTGTTTGACTGGCTCCACGTGGCAATAAAATTAAGTGGCCATTTTTTACCGTAGCAATAGCATCATGTTCGTCTGCTATCCGGGTAATCAGATTTGCATCACTTTCATTTTGTGCGATGTATGAAATTACTCGGCTGGCCAGTGTGTCATGCACAATTGTTTTAAGAGCATATTCAGCACCAACGGTTTCAAAAATCACCTGAATTGTTTTATTACTAAAGCTACGTTCACGCTTTTGTTTTAAACCTTCCGATACATCGTTACTGAATGCCGAAATGCTTAAAACGTCCGGTGCACCGCGATGAGTGACCGATTCAACTTTGTATTTCCCTTTGTCCACCAAGCCCGTATTTGACCAACCAATCCACACCTGAATAATTGCTCCTTCAGGAGGGATTTCTAATTGTCCATCTGAATCATCAAGATCAATATCCACCGAGTCCACAACAAGACCACGATTGTCTTTAATACTGAGTGAAATTAAGCGGTCGACGACAAGTGGGGAGATGTCATTACCATCTACTTCTAGGCGATAAATTGGGAAAGGATATTCTGTTTCAGCCTGATATGATTCAGCTGCTTCATTTAGTTTATTGGTGATTTGATTAAGCATTTATATCAACCTATTTACTGCACCACCAGCCATGCCGATGAGTGTGCCGAGTAGCGTCGGTTTCCATTCCTTCACAATCTTTAGTGTCAAAGTAAATTCTGTTTTGCGGGCAGCACCATCTTTAAAGAAATAGGTTTTTGTCTCTTCCATATTTTCAATAATAACTAGGCCATAAATCTTTCCGGTTCCTTCAATCAACGTGTAGGCCATGCCTGTGTCTGCCATACGACGGACTTGATCTAGTACAATTCGGTTGTTGGTCAGTTCGTGGTAAATTTCTCCCTTCAGGGTAATGGTATCTTCACCTTTTCCCACGAACTGGTAAGCTGGAGTAGAGCCAACCCGGCTATTGCTTGGATGTCTCCAGTTAGTAACACGTTGCAGTTCTTGATATGCAGCTGTTCGCAATGAAAATACGAACAACCCTAAAGCCATCATCATTTTGTCTACTCCGTATCAGTCAAAAATCTACGACGAGCATCGCGTTCTTCTTGTTGAAGGCGTACCATTTCAGCTCTTAAAGCACGTGCAGTTTCACGAACGGGTTGACCGTGCTCTGCTTTAATGGTGATTTGAATTGTGTCGTTACTAATGAAGCTGCCACCGCGTTGTGCCCGGATTGGCGTCACTGGTGTAACCTTTGCTGTGGTACCAGTACTAATCACATTTTGAGTAGCTTGCTGTGTCGCTTTAACGGGTAAGTTATGGTTCTGTGAAATACCTAATGCCATACCTTGCATGGTGTAGTCACCAATGCCCATAAACACACGGGAAGGGGAATGGATACCTAGAAGATTTCGGGCTTTTTCAATAACACCAGTTACGGCTCCGGAGAGAGCAGTTTTAACCTCACCGATTTTAGAAAGAATTCCATTTTTTAAGCCAGTCAAAATCATGGCCCCAAACCCTGTGAATTTCGCGGGCAGATCTACACCGAACCAGGACAAGACTTTCGCAAATGCAGCATAGAAAAGCCCAATAGGGGACCAGTTAATAATTAGGGCAGATACGCCTTTAATTCCGCCATTGAAGGCAGTTTTAACTGTATTCCAAATGCCAACAAAGAATCCTTTGATAGGTTCCCAATTCTTATAAATGAGATAAGCAGCTCCAGCCACGGCTGCAATAATGCCAAGGATGACTAAACCAGCTGGGGAGACAATGGCTCCTAATGCACTAAACCCAATCCCTAATGTGGAAAAGGTCATTTTGAGCATAGCAAGGGGACCAAGTAGCGCTAAAACTCCAAGTGATAAAGCGCTTATAACAGCAATAATAGCTATGCCACCAACAGCAATTTTTACCAGACTTGAGGCTAATGCAGGGTTGCGTGATACCCAATCTTGAACAACTGCCATCACAGAGGTGAATTTGCCAAGCATGGTATTAATTGGGGGTAAAAGTACATTACCAATATTGATCGCCAGACCCGCTACTTGGTTCTTGGCCAACTGGATATTATTGGCTGTAGTTGCTGCACGTGCGGCATATTCGGCTTGCATTGAACCAGCATATTTAGATTTATCTCCTACCATTGATAGGTTTTTCTCAAGGGCTTCCATGTTAGTAAGTAATGGTGCAATAGAGCCTAAAGATTCAGATCCAAATAATTCTTTTAAGGTGGCAGCCTGTTTATATTTATCTAATTTTGAAATTGCTTTTATTACTTTCAACGTTGTAGCTTCAGCATCAGTTTGCATGTCTTTAGCAACTTGGCCAGCATCTAAGCCTAGATCTTTATAAGCAGCTCTTTGACCTTTAGTGGCAGACTCTCCAGCAACTAAAGCAAGCATCATATTTTTAATACCGGTTGCTGCAATTTCTTCAGCAACACCCATTCCCCGGATAGTGGCACCAAGTGCTGCAATAGATCCAGAGGCAAAACCACCAACTTCACCGAGAGGGCCAATACGTTGAACAATATCCATGATGCCTTTTGCTGCAGCTGGAGTGTTATTGCCTAGATAGTTAATTTTGTCAGCAAGAGAGACGACTTCTGGTTGAGACATTTTAAGAGCTGTACGCATTTCGGCCATAGCTTGACCAGACTCTTGAGCAGAAATGTCAAAAGCAACGCCCATTTTTACCGCGGATTCAGCAAAACCTAGCAGTTCATTTTTTGTAATTCCAGATTGACCACCAGCTGCAACAATAGCTGCAATATCTTTGGCAGCCATTGGAAGTTCGGTGGATAGCCGGATGATGTCATCACCCATGATTTTGAACTGTTGTGGAGTTTCAAAATTGACGACCTTTTTCACATCTGCCATTGCAGATTCATAGTCAATTGCCAGGTGTACCGGAATAGCCATTGCAGCTGCTCCAGCTCCAGCAACCATTAGACCTTTCTTGGCCAGATCCGATGCTTTAGCCATACGTCCTTGCATTTGCTCATACTGCTTTTGAGCTTTCTGGTGACGTTCTAAAGATTCCTTTTGTTTGTTAATTTCCATCGTCGTGAGATGGATTTTATTCTTCAGCTCTGATTCATCATCAGCCAAGTTGTCGACACTAATACCAGCCTGATTAAGTTCACGGACTAAAGCCGTCATTTCAGTACCTTGATTTTTCTGAGCCGCTTTCAGACGTTTTTGTGCAGCTTCAGCACGTGCTAAATCCTTAACCATCTGCTCAGTAGGGGCACCAATATTCATGGCTGTTTTGAGCTGTTTAAGTGTTTCCTTATTCTGTTCAATGGCCTGTGTAGTTTTTTCAGATTGTTCTTTAAGCTGCCTGAAGCCTGAAATTTTGCGTTGCTGGGCTTCTAGTGCCTTCAGTTCAGATGAAGTCTTTTTAAAGGCATCTGATAAGGTTTTAGAGCCACCAACGATTGTTTTTATAGGGCCAGATAATTTATCAACTGCATTAAATAGGACTTCTAATTTTAAATCTGCCATTGGTGGACTCTAATTAGTTAGTTTGATTTCTTAAGAGAGCTCTACGATGCCATTTGCTCAATTCAACAATATCCATGTCATCGTAAGTACTTGGTGGCCAGTGGAAGATGACGGCAATATTAGCTATTGCCTCATCTACATCATCGACCAGCTCTAGGCTGTCTGAGCCTTGATTTCCTTCTGTAAGGCTTTCGGGTACAAAAAAGTGACCAAATGCCCTCCTAAATTGGCAAAATCTACAGGGTCCATTTGGTAGATTTGCTGAGGTGTCAGTGCTGGGGAAGTAACACGTGGAAGGACTTTACAAAGTGCATCTACGTCATGCTGGTAAATAGCCTGGAGACTGGTACCACTTAATGCCTTTACACCCGGTTTACGAATTGTGACCTGAGTAATCATCTGTTCACCCATACGGATTGGTTCTTCTAAATTCACAACTTCTTCATTTGGGTTTTTGATTTGTTCCTGGTTAATCGCTTGATCAATTTGATTCATGTGGAAATATCCTAAAAGTTAAATAAAAAAACCTTCTGCAGTACTGGACTACAGAAGGGAAGGAAACTTATAAAATGCCTAAGATGTTTCGTTGTTTTTCAAGACGATCTACGCCACCAATAGTTTCTTTCATACCGAGAATGTCAATTTCGACTTCAACAACACCATTCACCGTCAGCTTGTAGTAAACACAGTTGGTTACGACTTTATGTTCTGTGTCTTCACCAGGTGTTGATTCACCACCGTCAATTTCTTCATGACGGCCTTTAACAACCACTTCGACGGCATCATATTCGCCATCATCATCGCGCTGGTATGCCCCAGCAAAACGGAGATAAACACCGTCAATTTTTTCCATACCAAATTGACGGAGTGTCAAAAGATCTAGACCACCATAAGTTGACTCAAGTACTAAGCCATCATCGGACATGCCTAAATCGACTTTTACGGTCCCGTTCATACCACCGCCACGGTAGTCTTCAGTTTTACGGGCTAACTTGGGTAAAGTCACAGTTTTAACTTTGCCCAAGTAGCTATTCCCTTCATTAAAAAAGTTCATATTTTTTAATTTTGGAGGTAAAGCCATGCGTTATGCTCCTTAAGCGTTTACAGATGCAGCAAAGTTAGCGAGATAACGATCCGTAATACGTTGACGGAATGTCAGATCTTCTAACGGTGGGACAGGGGTGTAATCGTAATCAGTGGCCAATTTACCCACCTTCAACGTATCTGAAGTATTTGCTTCAGGATCGAACCAGGCGTCACCACCAATGAGGTATTTATTACGTGTGAGTTCACGTAGCTTGGCCTTTTGACCTTCAAGAATGTCCGTGACCAATGAACCATGAAGAGGTAAATCATTTGCCCACATGTGTGCTTCAGCCATGCTGTCAGCCAAGACTTGAGCAGTACGTGTATAGTTTTCAAATAGGAATAATGGATCATCTGAACAAGTACGAGATCCCCAAAAACGAAAACCTTCATGCTGAATTAAAGTGGTGACTTCATTGCTGTTGAGATAGCCAGCATCAGTTGCTGGATCTTGCAGATCCCAAGTCACATCAGCATCAATACCGGTAACACCAGATACTGCTACGTTTGAAAGGGTTTTATGCCAGCCGATTTCGTTATCAATCTTTGCTCGTAATCCCATAGCAACAGATACAGCTGGTACGGTTTCTGTTTGAGCGGTTGTCGTATTAAATGCTACAAAGTTCGGCCAAATGATCATGAGTTCACGTGCAGCAAACGCTTCACGATACGCCACAGCTTCTTCTTTTGTTTTACAGCCCCATGCATAGGCATAGGCCATAGCACGTAGCTTTTTGGCAATGACAACTAGTTCTTGAGCTACAGCTTCAGTATCTAAGCCAGGTGCACCTAAAATACGCGGTTGAACCCCTAATTTTGATCTGGCAACGAGTAAAGCTTTAAGGCCGGTATATTTACCTTCAGCGGTAACAGTACCTATGACATTTGCAGTTTGAGCTGCTTCATCAACTGCAGTGGGAACACGGACCACGACACAAATAGCGTTGGTTTGGTTGGCCATGTTTTGAAGTACTTTTGCTAAAGTTCCGTTTTTACCGGCTTTAGCAACTGCAGCTTGTATATTTGTAATTAGTACTGCTTGGTTTTCTGGGAATACTAATGGATCTGCATCATCTGCAGTTGCAACAAAGCCTGGAATTGCAGTTGCAATGGTTCGGATTGGCCGGATCCCATCATTGAGTTCAATGACACGGATTCCGTGGTGGTATTGATCTATAGCCATAAAAAAAGCCTGTTTATTGAGGTTTTAATTCAACAAACAGGCTTGCATGACTAAATCAAAAGTGTAAGTTTCTTAGTCTGTGAAAATGGTTTTGACATGATTACAACTGACTTACATTTTCGATTGAATTTAAACGTAAATCAATCCACCTCGGTTCACCATTGATGTTGTCTGGTATATCAATTGGGTTTTCTTCATCAGCTACAACTGAAGCGGTCGCAATATCGAACTTGCGCTTAAACGTTTTAACTTCAATATCGCCATTTTCTAACTCTTTATATTTGATGGCACAAATTTTATTTCCGTTACTATCACTTGGAACTTCAATCCACCAGCCTTCTTTTGCGAACCCCAATGTATTTTTGACAAGATAATGACCAATCCCAATTTTTTCAAATTCAGGATTCTGTTCGGAAGCTTCTTCATTCGATTCAATATGATCTGAAAATAATTTAACAATTGGCGATGCTGATTTTAAAGTCCCATCTGCTGTGACTGTTGTGTTAGCTGAAGTATAGAAATAATTCCAAGTTTTATAATCAGCACCCCACTCTGCGCTTCTAAAATAAGGTGTTTTTGAATTAACCGGTAAAGCTAGTTGTACTGCATTTGTATAAACTCCAGCATCATTGGAACCGAATGTAACAATAGCTCCCCCAAAACCGTCAACGGGGTAATTATTTGCTTTTGTTCCATTATTTGCATTGCCTTGCATAGAAAATGTCGTGTTTCTACGAAGGTTATTCAAGTTTTCAGCAGCTAAACCATTAATAATTATTCCATTGTCAAAAGATGTTGGTAGTTTATTTTTCCAGTCTTTTGATCGGCCACTAAAATTATATTTTCGTCCTGTAAAGTCGCTAAGATTTAGAATTGCTGCCCAGTTAGACACTCTGATTTTAAATTCAACATTATCATCAGGAAACCCAACATTTCCCCACATTGGAGACTCAAAATTAAATGTACCTCCATCGACCCGTACAGCATCAGCAAATATATCTGAGTTGACAGATGTAATCCGGCCACCGGATAAAGTAACAACTGAATCTGAGCTGGATATATCGAACAACCCAGTAAAAATATCATGTCTATATTTATTATTTATCCCATAAATAAAACTAGGAGATTCGATACGTATCCATGAATATGAAATCCGCATCAAATTATAAGCATGTATTGATTCGATCCCACATCCAATCATTGTTAAGTCTGAATTTGTTATATGAAATGCAGATTCTGCAGGTTTACCATCTTCACCTTATAAAGACCATAAAAAACTACGCTAGTTGGGCCAATCTCACCGCAAGGTGAAATCACCATAACTTCTTCATCTAAAGAGGGTGGATCCCAAGTCGAGTCATTTCCGGAACGTGCATTAAAAAAGCGAATTTCAGGTGTGAGAATATCGTCAAGATCAACAGTGACAAGAGGGATGGGTTTAGACGGATTTACAGTCTTGATTTTTCCGAACCGAATCAGATTTTCAAGACGACGATTGATGTCAGCATTCATGCCAACACTTTGCGTTAGAGTTTTTTAGTTTTCAGCAATGGGAACTTGTGAAAATGGTTTTCACAAGTTGAGCTATTTAATATTGATATGCTTGATGAATGAGGACTCAACCACATTAATCTCTTTATCAGTAAATCCTAGCAATTCACGTTTTGGATAAACTGTATCTGGAGCAGATCTAGTTGCCCGATCTCTTAATCCATATTGGTGTACCTTAGCAATTCGGCTGACACGACCAATGAAACTTACGGCAATTGATTCACTATTGCTTAGTACTTTTAGATGAGTGTTAGATTTAATCCGGGAAAACATTTTTCTTTTTATTTTTCCTTTCTGGTCACGTAACCGTGTACGTCTTGCCGTATAAGCTGATCCATCTGGATTTTGTTGCGCTGTAATACGCTGCCGTTGGCTTGTTCGAAAATCTCGTCCAATATTTTTAGCTAGTTTTGCCCTTTCACCTGGGGACAAACGATCTAACAAAGGTTGAAGATAAAGGGCAAGATCCTGAATATTATTCATGGGTTTTTCCCGGGGAAAGGCATATCCAAAGAACGTCCTTGAATATTGGCAGTTCTCCATGTGGCAAGTGTAGATCCATCTTTATCAATTAATTCAAAATCAGTAGGTGGGCCAAACTCAGTATATTGTGGTTCAGTTGGGTATGAGATCTCGAATTTACCTTCAGCATTCTTTTTCACAATGACACGTTCAGTTAAAGGGATTTTAAAATGCAGATCATATTTGCTGTTATCAATGAGTTCAGCTTCAAAAGTAATGGCTTCTTTTACCTTATCTAGATTGGCCATAAGCTCGGATTGATTGTCCATAATCCATGTAAAAATGACGACTCCAAATACATCTACATCACCAGCATAATCAGTGATGATCATATCTAGCGTATAAGCCATTTCAAAACTATACCCATTTGCTGCAGTACTCATTAATTTACCGTCATTTGCAAAGATGAGTAAGCGATCCGGATCTTGAGGCAGATCCGGAATCGCATTCAGCAAATATTCACGTAAAGCATGGGGCTTTTTCATGCTGCAGTTTTCCCCCCATAAATAGGTTCAAGATGATCCCATTCTTTTTGGAATTTAGCTTGATAGCCAAGTTTTTTATAGTTTTTGCCGTTGTAGAGTGTAAAGACTGTATGCCAATCTTGTTTTTGTAATGCTTCTAATAAGCCAGGCTTCCACTCAATAAACCGAATAAATGCTTCGAGTTGGTGGCCTTCGCTAATCTGCTGTTGATCAACAAATTCTTGAACAGATGAATAGCCGAGATCCTTCCAATTTTCACCCATAATTTGGAACTGGCCCCAGCTAGTAGACTTCAGGGCAGATTCTTTATGAATATTTATGGCCATACTTAACCGGGTATATTCAGCTGCATCACCTTTGTAGCCCCCCGTTAATGTATTGACTAAATTTGGTGTTACTTTTGCCTGATTATTAGCAAATGTTTTACCTAATGTTTGGCTTAAATAAAAATACATTCGATGGCGTTCAAATAAGATTTTAGCCTTTCCATTTTGAAGAAAACCGACACCTTGGCCTTCGACAGCTCCAAAAACTCGAATAACTAATTCAGGAACTTTTAAACGTATTGCAGCTTTTTTATAGTCTTCATCTTTTAAAAGTTTACTTACTGAATCACCAGCTAAAGCTTGGCGAGTTTTATCACCGACTTTACCATCAACTACTAAGCCAAATTTACGCTGGAGTTGAACCACTGCAAATTCAGTACTCTCTCCAAAAAGGCCATCAATGGAAAGAGGCTTACCTTTAATACCCTTGTAACCCATTTTAGCTAATTGCTTTTGAAGAGTTGCGACGGCATCACCTTTTGAACCAAATTTTAAAATCATGTCGTACTCCAAATGAGTTTGGCCACATTACCTTTTGTTCGCCAGATGAGCACTGCAAGAAGGATTGCAAAAATGGCATCCCAGAGCGTAACTGGATCCTTAAAAAATAAGATATGCACTGATTGGCCTAAAAAAGCTGCAATCAAAGTTGCTGCAAAGAATGAATAGCCACGGTGGAAATTTCCACCATGACTAAAGGTTGCAATACGAAAACCGCAAATGAGATAAGCTAAAACGGCAACAGCTTGAAATAACAATTCGATCATGACTTGCCACCTCGAAAGATATTAAGAATGTCGGAAAGCTTCGCAGTTTTAACCCAATCAACAACCTTGATTAATATGAATAAACAAAGTGTTGAAGTGATAAGGGCCGCCACTGCATCAGCTTTTAATAATGTATGTTCTGTAATTAGTGGTGCACTGATATAACCAATACCAGTGGCCAATAACATATTGCGAATACGTTGGTAAGCATTTAAATCTTTTTCAAAAGTTGCAATAAATGCTGCCCCAAGTACTGCACCTAGCAACGCATTACCATTAATAAATGGAAGCAATGACACTGCACTTAGAGTGGCAATGGTTGCTGTAGAAGTTGTTGGTTCTGGCATAAATTCTCTCAATCCCAAAGCTGAATGCTTTGAACTTTATTTTGTGGAGTTGGGATGTCTGGTAATTGAACTTTTGTACCCATTGGAATGAATGGTCCAAATTCAGAGAGATGTGGATTCGCTTCTAATACTCGCTCAACTACACCAGTGCTACGGCCATATTCACGCCAGCAAATGGCATCAACTGTATCGTTTTGGATTGCATAGATTTCTTTCATCTAAACCAACTCCACATTCAAGCGACGGACTTTTTTTAAATCACGGATTGCAAAACGCAAATCACGTTTATAGTCATCTATCGTCGGTGTCAGTTCTTCAGCTTTTTGGCTGCCGTTGTTTGTAGTGTCATAAGACCGATAACGTTCACAAAGTTCTGCACCAGTTGCAGCAGAAATTGCCCGGAAATACAAAACAGCAGCAATAGGTTTTCCATTGACCTGTTTAGTTGTAATTTCCACTAATGTTGGGGCTTTACTGAGTAGACTTTCCAATTGTTGATTAACATGAATTACAGCTGCTTCTATAGCTGAAATAAGACGTTGATTGGTGACACTTGAATCTAAACGCAAGACTTCACGGACATGGTTACTGGATACCGATGGAAAGAACGGATCACTATTGATTACAACGTCCTGATTTGAAAAAGTACCGTTTGCAATTAATCCAGACATTTTTATTCTCGGTTAGGTGAGGGGTGGAGATCTGAACCAAAAACGAAACAAAACAATGTTTATCTTTGTCAGATCTGCCCCTCGGTGGGTGCTGGGCACTCGTTACGCCTGATCAGACTCTGAATTGTCTTGATCATCGACATTCTGTTCTGCTAATAGCTTTTCAGCTTTTTGGAGTTCTTGTTTACAGCCACAGTTTTCATGCAGTTTTAGAGCGGTTTCAAAATATGAAACTGCAGCACGATAAGATTCATTTTTAAGACTTGAACGACCCAGACCGACATAAAGCTTTGCACGGACTTCATCTGGCATATCATGTTCAGCTGTCAGTTCAAAAGCTTTTTCTAAAGTTTCTAAATTGAAGTCTTCACCTGCTTTATGGGCAACACGTGCAGCATTGCCAATTTCTTCAACAATGACAGTGGCAGTTGAACGACTAAATGAATCAGGCATTTTCAGTTCATTCTGCAAAGCATACTCAGCAAGACTTAAACCTTGATCAAACATGCCACAGTCAAAGCACCACAACATGATGGTCGTGATCACTTCATCTTGTTCAACTTTGGCTCCAGATTTAATTACACCTTCCACATATGGCATGTGCTTTGGAATCAATTCTTTTTTTGCTTCATTGCGTTTTTCTTGTGACTGAATTGAACGCAAGACATGAATGTCATTTTTGAGTTCAGTCAGTTGTAATTGGTAGACGCTTGCATCTGGACGTACACCACCAAATTCATCAGCTTTGGCAGCCTCAATAGCTGCCTTAGCTTTCAGGAGGTGACGTCGAGCTGGACTCAACATAAATCACCTCTTTATAAAATTTCGATATTTTCCACGAAACCTACTTTTTCGTAGTTCTCAATGACATAGGCATCATTTGAAGATTGGTATTCTTCAACTTGATCTAGTTCCGAGCGGTCAATAATTTGACGACGTTTACCAGTCTCTTGAAAGTAAATTGAAAGGTTATCAAGTGAAGTAACTAACAATGCATTTTCAGGAAAGAATGGAACACGTACAGCAGTTAAACCACCGATCTGTTTTTGACTTAATAAGATCTGCCCAGCTAAAGCATCCGTATTGTCTTTTGAATTATTAACTAATGGGAAGTTCTTATCATTAAGTAATTGACGACCACAAATAACGACGAGATCTGTATCATCTTGGTGAATTTCACTGATCAGGTTACTAACTACGTCGGTAACCAAAGCATCTAAATTATTATAATCACCAGTAGCACCAATTTTTACTTTCCCTGAAGCCTCAACGACTTCCTTCATGTAACGCTCAGGTGCTTTAGTACGGATCTGCTGAAGCCAACCAATATTTACATCTTGAAGTAAGGGATTTGCGGCACGGTCAGTATCAACGGCTGCGCTGGTACCATTCCACCCAATCATAATCATGTCTAATGCAATAGCACGGTCAACGAACTTTTTCCAACGCGCATAGAAGTCTGGGAATTTTGCCCAAGCATCCATTTTTTCATAACGAATAGCGACATCAAAATCAGTTTTATGGCATTTGTATGTATTTGACTTTAAGCCAGTAGGGTCAACTGGTGTACGTTTATTACCACCTTTGGTATTTGAGCGGCCAGCAATTGTTGAGCCTTGAGTCAGACCAATCGTATCGCCTTCAAGTTCATCAACAGGGTGGATATTAATCTTCTGCAAAAACTCTGAAGATTCTTGAAGTGTATCCACCATTTTCTGTGCAACAGAAGGTTCTACAGCAAATTTTACTGCAGCATTATCAATACCATTTAATGAAGCGACTGAACTAGTAGCATGATTAAATTTTTAACGTGTTAGTTTTTTCATTATTTAGCACTCGATTTGTTCAGAGAAGTTCCCAGTATTTTCAGGAGCTGGTGGCGTACGTGGGTTTTCTTCGCCTTGTAATTTGTTCTTCAATTCATTGAAGTCATTTTGAAGTTTTGAATACTTTTCTTTCAGGTCATTCTGTTCTTTGACGGTATTGCCAAAAGTCTTGGCAATTTCCTCTACTGATTTGGCAATTTCATTGAACTGGCCAGTATTCTTTTGACTTTGCTCTTCTTGTTTTGGGTTTAGCCAGTCAATAACTTTGGAAAATAAATTTGAAACAGGAGACTCCTCCTCAAATTCAAGTGCAATTTCTTCGGCTGCAGTGAAGAGGTTATCTTTATGCTGCTTTTTAGAAGTAAAAGGATTTACATCTGGGTTTTTCGATGCAAATTCCATAATCTGAGTACCCAATGAAGCTGGGGTATCAGTAAATGCAATACCGACTAAATATGCTTCATTGGTATCAGCGAAGTTTGGATTCACTTCAATGGAATTGAATAGTTTCTGGTTCTTACTGTGCATCTCAATAAGATTGTCAAATGCTTCTAACTGAGCATATAAAGCCCATTTCTTTTGACCAGCAATTTCATCTTCTTGAGCTTTAAGCCCAATAACTTTTGCGTAGTTCCCAAATGTTGAATCGGGTGTAAAACCACGAATATGTTCAATATTTGCCAAGGCTGTATATGTGTTTTGGCTATAGTTTTTCGCCATTTGTTGAATCCATTCAGGTTCAATTGTGCGACCATCGGTAGTTGCTCCAGCCACCGCAACCCGATAAAACTTGGATTTCTTACTCATGAATGGTGAATCCTGCTTATATGTGAAAAATTCATAATTTACGTAGTAAGCAGAATCGGAATTACAGTAAAAAGAATCAATAAAACCCACTTGTGAAAACAGTTTTCACAATCCCACCTAAATGAATAAATACTTATGTATTGGCTTAATGAGCCAATGGATAATGCACTTAATACTCCGACAAAATTGACATTCGATAACCGTCTCACAGCCAAATTTTTATATTGGATGGGGTGGCGAATAAGCTCGATTGCAGAATTCTTAAAAGAGAATGATAAAAATGTTCATGCCTGGAAAGCACGTGATGAATGGGATAAAGATGTCCCGGCAGGTCGTGTTGCCCAGGCTTTAGAAGCACAGCTGGTCAAACTAATTATTCTTGAGAAAAAAACACCAGGTGATTTCAAGGAAATTGATTTGCTCATGCGACAGCTGGAGCGCATGGCACGTATCGATAAATATGCAGATGGAGGCAATGAAACCGACCTCAATCCAAAACTTAAAAATAGAACTTCAGGTCCACGAAAGCCAGTTGCAAGAAATCAGCTCACTGAAGAACAAATAGAAAAACTATGTGAAGACTTTGACGACGGTTTATTTGAATATCAAAAAGTATGGTACCGAGCACGTGAGCAGCGTAACCGTGCTTTATTAAAATCTCGTCAAATTGGTGCGACTTTCTATTTTGCACGTGAAGCTTTGATTAAAGCAGTGACAACAGGTCGAAATCAGATTTTTCTTTCTGCCTCAAAAGCACAGGCCCATGGTTTTAAGACTTACATTAAAAACTTCGTCATGCAGTCTATTGAAGTGGATCTGCAAGGAGATCCAATTTCACTCACTTTACCGTGTGGCAATACAGTACAGCTGATTTTTTTAGGTACCAATGCAAAAACAGCTCAGTCATATCACGGTGATTTGTATTTTGATGAATTCTTTTGGGTACATGGCTTTGCAACACTGAAAAAAGTGGCATCTGCAATGGCTGCCCAAAAACAATATAAAAAAACCTACTTTAGTACACCTTCAAGCAAAACTCATGAAGCATACGCATTCTGGACTGGTGACGCTTTCAATAAAGGGCGTACTAAAGAAAACCGAGTTGAGATTGATACTGACCACGGCACTTTAAAAAACGGAGCCTTGTGTGGTGACAAGATGTGGCGACACATCGTCAATATTTATGATGCTGAACGCCAAGGCTGTGACTTATTCGATATTGAAGAATTGATTGCTGAAAATAGTCCAGAAGAATTCGCAAATTTATATATGTGTGAATTCGTCGATGATGGTCACAGTGTTTTTCCGTTGACCATTATTCAGCCTTGTATGGTCGATTCATGGGAAGTATGGGCTAAAGACTTTAAGCCTTTGGCTTTACGCCCATTTGGTAATAAAACGGTTTGGATTGGATATGACCCAGCAGAAAGTGGTGATAGTGCAGGGCTTGTGGTTATTGCACCACCTGAATCTGATTATCCTAAATTCCGACTTCTTGAACATCATCAGTTCAAAGGTATGGACTTTGCCAGTCAAGCGCAATACATCAAGAAATTAACAACAAAATACAACGTCAAATATATCGGCTTAGATAAGTCAGGTCTGGGAACTGGTGTAGCGCAATTGGTTACTGAATTTTTCCCTAATTTAACCACCTTCAATTATAGCGTCGACGTCAAAACACAATTGGTCATGAAAGCTATGGATGTGATCAATAAAGGACGTTTTGAATTTGATGCCGGATCTACTGATGTGGCTATGTCAATTATGGCGATTCGTAAAACACTGACCGCTTCGCAAAGACAAATGACATTTGAAGCATCTCGTGCAGAAAACATCGGTCATGCAGATTTGGCTTTTGCCATTTTTCATGCGTTTTTTAATGAGCCACTTTCTCTTGATAACCAAACAAAATCTAAAAAATCCTCTATGGAGATTTATTAATGTCCGATAGCAAAGTGCATGCATTTACATTCGGTGAACCTGAACCGGTGATGAATGGTCGAGACTTATCGCAGTTCTATGAAACATGGTTATGTGGCAAATATTACGAGCCACATATCAGCATGAATGCTTTAGCAAAATCATTTAAGGCAATGCCGTATTTATCGACTGCTGTGTTTTATAAAAAGAATCAACTGGTGTCTTCGTTCAAACCAAACAAATTGATCAGTTCTTCTGAATTTGAACGTATCGCATTTGATTATTTAGTTTTTGGCAATGGTTATTTACAACGGATCGACAATCGTTTGAATGAACCACATCACTATGATGGACTCATGGCCAAGTACACCAGACGCATGAAAAATTCTGATGAGTTTTTACAACTTCTCAATGGTTTTGAAGAACATATTTTTAAACCTGGTACCGTCTGCCACATCAAAGGCATCGATGTCGATCAGGAAATCTACGGGACACCTGAATATATTGCTGCACTTCAGTCAATTTGGCTGAATGAATCAGCGACTTTATTCCGTCGCAAGTATTACAACAACGGTTCGCATGCTGGGTTTATATTATATTTAACCGATACCCAAATCGATGATGACGATGTAGATGGTATCAAACAGGCAATGAAGGACGCACGTGGACCAGGTAACTTCAGAAATTTATTCCTTCATGCACCTGGTGGGAAAAAGGATGGCTTACAACTTATTCCTATTAGCGAATTGGCTGCCAAAGATGAATTTCTAAATATTAAAAATGTCACACGTGATGACGTACTTGCTTCACAACGTACCCCACCGCAATTACTTGGCATCATCCCGTCCAATGCTGGTGGCTTCGGTTCCATAAGTGAAGCTCGTGAAGCCTACTGGTTTTCAGAAATTATTCCACTTCAAAACGTATTTGCTAATACAGTGAATGAATGGGCAGGGGATGAAATTATAAAATTTAAAACATTTAATGAAGTTAAACCTCCTACAAATTAAGGTTTAATTTAACCAGAAATATAAAAAGATAGAGATACTTAGTGTC